GCCGTGCATTTGCCGATGCCGCCTTCGATGACGTAGGTGTTAAGCATTCTCAAGCGCCTCCAAGCGCGCGGTCAGGGTTTCGACCTGAGCCGTTAGTTCCTGTATCGCCTTCACCAGCACGGGGATCAAGTGCGCTTCGGTGTATTGCAGCTTGTCCGGGTTGTCGGCGCTGATGATGACAGGATCGTCACCTTCGAGCGGAAGGACTTCTTGTGCAAGGAAGCCGTAGCGGCGCTTGCCGTCTGTCTTGTCACTATCGCGGCCACCCTGCTTGAACTGATACTCCGTCGGCTTCAGAGCGCGCACGAAGTCGAGACCATGTGCGATGGGACGGAAGCATGTCTTGTCACGGCAGTCCGATGTCGCCGTCCACGCAATCTTGATCTGAGCGCAGGTGTGGTCGTCATTGCCCATCACGATGCGGTTAGACTCGGTGGTGATGTTGACGATGCCTGCGGGGGTAACACCTGTGACACCTGCACTGCGACCAATGCCGATGTTGTTGTCGCCGGTAGTGGCGCTGAAAAGTGCATCCCGGCCAACAGCAACATTGTTAATACCTGTAGTGTTCGAGAAAAGAGCACTGCGACCTTGGGCAGTGTTTTGCCCACCAGTGGTGTTACAAAAAAGGGCGTTAACGCCGACAGCAACGTTGCAAGACCCTGTGGTGGTCGAGCAAGCAGCGTTTCCGCCTATTATTGTGTTTTGAGTGCCGGTGGTAGAGGCCCTCATGGAATTAAATCCAACCGTCGTATTAGCGTTCCCCGTCGTCGTACACAGCGCAGCCTGATAACCGACTGCCACGTTGTTCATGTCGGCGTTGGCGGCGGGGTTTTGGAATTTAAGCGCCTCATAACCCAAGGCGGTGCTTTGGTCGCCTGCGACGTTGGAAAAGAGGGCGTTGACACCCATAGCGGTGTTGAGAGTGCCTGTCGTGTTGCAGAGCAACGCATCTCGTCCGTAAGCAGTATTACAATCGCCTGTGGTGTTAGCAAAAAGCGCCTGAAAACCTGTAGCGGTATTGCTGCTGCCCGTGGTGTTGGAGAAGAGGGCGCTGCGTCCAAAGGCACTATTAGAACTGCCCGTGGTGTTGGCGTTCATGCTGCTGACACCAGAAGCAGTGTTGTTGATGCCAGTGGTGTTGGCCTGAAGGGCATTGAGGCCCGACGCCGTATTATTGCACCCCGTCGTATTCAGCCTCAGGCTACACGCACCAATCGCCGTGTTTCCCGTCCCCGTCGTCGTACACAGCGCAGCCTGAAAGCCCACGGCAACGTTGTTCATGTCGGCGTTGCCGACGGGGTTTTGGTTGCAAAGAGCTTGATAGCCTACCGCGACGGACTGGTCGCCTTCTTGATTTTCGCGTAGAGCATTAAAACCAATACCGGTGTTAAAAATCCCTGTGGTGTTGCAAAGAAGGCTGCTAATGCCGACGGCCACATTCTGGCAGCCCGTCGTATTCAGCCTGAGTGCACAAGCCCCAACCGCAGTATTCTGTGTCCCAGTCGTCGTACACAGCGCTGCCTGAAAGCCCACGGCCACATTGTTCATGTCAGCGTTGCCGACGGGGTTTTGGTTGCGGAGGGCGTCGTAGCCTATTGCGGTAGAGTTGTCGCCTTCGACGTTGCAGATAAGAGCGTTGTGGCCGATAGATGTATTGCAACAACCCGTAGTGTTCGCAAGCAAGGTTTGAAACCCTACGGCAGTGTTACTTCCACCTGTAGTGTTACCAACAAGAGCTCTAAAACCCAAAGCAGTGTTCGGGTTTCCTGTGGTGTTCGCTGTTAACGCACAAGCCCCAATGGCTGTGTTGCAGCCACCCGTCAGCCCAGCATCATCCAGCGCCGCATTCCCGAGCGCCACGTTGTTCGTGCCAACAGGATAGTTCCCGTCCAGCTTGATCGTGCCGTTGACGTTGAGGCTGGTGGCCGCAGTGCTTGCGCCGATGCTCACGCCGTCGATGGTGCCGCCGTTGATGTCTACACCGGACTGAACATCAGCACTGGTAGCAGTGATATATACAACAGCATTACCGCTCAAGCTAAGAGCAGTATCACTGTTGCTGCTTTCAGTTACAGTGCGGCTGAGAGTGGTTCCAGATGCAGTGTATGTGCCAGTGCCAATTTCCCAATCAGCACCATCTTCGATGACGTAACGAACAACGTCAGCGTCTACAACACCAGCATCGGCAAATGATTGAAACCCCGTAACCGCCGAACCGAGCGTAAGAGTGCCCGTGCCGGTTGTGGCAGTGGTCATTTTAGCGCGGTTAACGAGTTTAACCATTTTGGATTACTCCATCAAGTCACGGTGAAAGTAAAGATACCGCTTGCATTCCAGATAATCTTGAAGTCAGTTTGATCGCCAGCGGATTGCGAACCATCGAAGTCGATGAAGGCAATCGGGGGATCATTCGCATCAGTGTCATTGTAGATAACCGCATAGGAGGCCGTGATCGAACCGCCTGTAGCCGTCCAAGTTACATCATCAGCGTCGAACTTGGCATCATTGGTGGTGACAGTGGTGACAGCCACGTTAGCGAGTGCTTGACCGCCAGCAGTATATCCAGTGCCAGTGGTAGCCTCAGTGCCAGTGATACCCGACAGTTGAGTGTTTGTGGCATCGAAGGTGGCAGTGGTGTAGAGTTTAACCTTGTAAGTATCTCCAACAGCATTCGAGCCGTCAGCGAAGAGTTTAGCAGTGTGGTCATAAAGAGAAATGGTTACAGCCATAGTGACAGCCCCTTTTAAATGAAGTAGCCATAGATGCCTGTGGCGGTTGTGCCTGTGGCTTTAACCCGCTTGACAATGCAATCCAGTTTGAAGTTGTTGGGAACCGTCACAGTGCGCTCAACACCATTGGCATTGAGATAAACAACGTCCCCTGCTACTGTAACGTAAAGTCCGATACAGGTTCCTGTCAGATCAGTCGTGTTATTAGGAGTGATCGCAGAGAAGTCACGGGCTACATTACCCGCAGATAGGTCGATAAAGTTTGCAGGCATGTTAGCACCTCATGTCAGGGCCAAGTTGAAATAGCTGCACGTTTCCAAGTATCGGTTGCTGTGCAGATGTAGATATAGTTATCGTCGAAGGCAATCTCGCCTTTAGTGCCTGTGGAATTGGCTGCTGCGGGAGGTGTATTGAAGATATCCTCAAAAGTCGGTCTGACGAAAAGATTCCCATTGTTCTTGCTGTCTACCGCAGCGGCTACAACAACAATGTTATTGGGGGGTGCAGGGCGAGTAGCTGTCAGTTGACCGGCAGAGGACGGACTGGCATAAAGGACATCACCAGCGGTATAGCCAGAGGTATTTACTCCGCGCACCTTGCCAAAGGCAGTGACATAACCATCAGTGTCATTTGGGATGTTCTCTGCTGCTACACCCATAACGTAATGGCTATCATAGGTTCCATCAGCCAAGAAGGGAGCAGCCTTGAGACGACCAGAAGCACCAAGAGCGCCATCAAATCGGACTACAGTTCCTTTGTTGATCTGGGAGCCGGTAGCGTTCCTGACATAGTAGAACTCTTCCAAACCAATCTTAAGTTTGGTATCACCACCATTCAGACCTAGATCAAGGGTTCCATCCTCGGCAGACCAAGCAACTTCGCCCTCAAGCAGTGTGTCGGTTTGCTCTTTGTCGAAGGCAATTTTACGAGTTGCGAGCAGGATTGGGTAGTGCAGTATCTTGCGCCACAGGTGTATCATTTGCAACTCGCTCTTCGTATGCTTCCCGGTCAAACGGGATTTCAGCAATTGCCATCAGTTCTTCGACAACCTCGGGATGTTGCGATACGGAAATCTCTGCGCCGTTAAGATTGCGGAGGAAAGCGGCGATCTCACGCAGATCATGCGGGGCAACATCACCAGCAACCAGTTTGGGCATCGTCTCATAGGGGAGACCATTGAGTTGCCACAGACGCTCGATCAGTTGCTTGTTTAGAACCGTCACGATGGTGTTGATGTAGCTTTCCATACTACGAAGGAAAAGATCAGTCTTCGACTTGGAAAGGGCATAGGAGCCAGTATTACCACCACCCAACATCAGGAACTCAGCCATCACAGACCGTGCGATGTCGTGCTGATACCGCTTTACCACTGGGTCAATATCAATAGACCGATTGCCATTGGCAGATATGAGTTCAACATCCATAAGGCGTTGATTGGTAGGCTTCCCATCCACATCGACATAAGGATCAGAGGGAAGGAGGGCATATCCTTGTTCATTGTTCTTCAAATCCCGTAGAATTGCTTCAAACTGTGACTTGAGAGAAGACTGTTCGCTCGTAGCATCAGCAGATAGATACTCAGCGGGCATACGACCGATAGGGACACCATGAAGTTCCCGCTCGATGGCGATGGCCTCATAGGCTTGTATCTTGTTGAGGTAGGTGTAGGCCGAGTAGGCATTACGGAGGATCGACCGACCAGAAGGATCATTGTTGAAGCTGGTGGTCCTGTAATAGAGGCTCTTCTCGATGGGGATCATGGCAGGACGCCTGTTCCAACCCATCTCTTGCTGAAGGCCAAGGATATCACCAGTTTTCTGGTCTACAACAAAACTCTCTACGGTCCAAGGTGCCCGAATAGCAATCTTCCTTACACCGATACGTCCATCATCGTATTTGCTGTTTTTCTTCCCAGAGCGGGCATCCCCTTGTCTACGCTTGTAGACCACCTCAAACCAAGAGAAGCCGTAGGTGAGGTAAGACAGAGCCTCTGAGATATGGTCTTCGAGGGAATGTTCCATGTCCATGAAGATAGACTTCACAAACTCAACTTCCCTTTTGGCTTCTTCGCTGTCGTTAGCCGGGACAACCTTGATCTTGACATCACGAAGGACTTGCTCAGTGGCATACATGACCGCGCCAATGGTCGCATTATTGTCACGCATCTCACGATACTTCTGGATAGCCCTACGACCACGAAGTTCAGTCAAGAACTCGTCTGCACGGATATCGCCAGTATATGTGTTCTTGCCCGATACACCAAGTTCGATCTTGGCGGCGGTCTCACTGAGTCTCTTCATGGCTTATCCTATTCGTGATAACAGGCCCTTCGCATCTTGATAGCCAATACTCAATGCGGGTTTTGCAACACTCTTCAAAGCAAGGTTGGTGATGGCCCATACGAGAGCATCAAGCCTGTCAGGAGAACCGATAGAGCCAAGAGGCTCCCATTGCACTAATTGGTCCTCTAGGGCGTCTAGGCCCCTTACATGCTTGACCTTACCTCTTTCATACAACGAAGATACTGGTTCTGCCCTAGCGAATTTACCTCTTGAAGCATGAACCATCCTGATCGGAACACTGTCATCAACGGTCAAAAGAGTATGTCTGACCATTTCGCCACCTTGATTTCTCTCGGCAACGATACAGTCAGCTTCATACTCGTTATACAGTTCGATGGCCTTGGTGGCCCATTGTTCAGGCGTATATCGGTCTGTCTGGTCATCTAGGACATAACAAGTCCCATTGACATCCATACCAGCTACGATCATCCCCGTCATGTCAGATTCAGCATTAGCCGACACAGCAGGGTCTACAGATACAACAACCCTAGCCAGTTCAGGGACATCTTCTTTATCAATCTCGCATTCAGCCAACATACCTCTTGTCCAGAGGGCACCAGAGGCTTCATCCAAGACTTCAGCATACAATTCCTGCCTACCAAGCCTTGTGCCCTCATATTGGCTCTTGACGGCGGTAAGGTAAGTGGAGGCTAGGTTTGCTGAGTTATCGAAGGTCGAACCACTTGTCACAACCGTTTTAGGGTTCTTGACTATTTCCCTCAACAACTTGGTTGGTTTGGGGGTGGTAGTGATACAGACCTGAGGATGGGAACCCAATCGCAGACAGAACTGCAACATGTCCCATGTATCTCTATCCTTGTTCCAAGCACACAACTCATCACACCAAGCATGGTGGAACTGTGGTCCTCGGAGACGTTCAGGCTCTTCAGCGGAAAAGAACTGGACTTGAGCGCCATTGTCCCAAGTCAGTGTCCTCTTCGTGGGGGACCATTCAGGATAACCTAACTTGATCCCATTAACCGTTTTGTCATTGGGGCTACAACAAGCAAGGAACCCGCTTTCACCCTTGACCATAACTCGTTCAATATCCGAGTTGGTGGCGGCTACAGCAGCAATCCTCTTCTGCCCGCCAACCATAATCTTTTCTCTTACCCACTCAACCCCGGCCCTAGTCTTACCAAACCCTCGACCAGCATTGATGAGCCAGATATTCCAGTCACCACTAGGAGAGATTTGTTCAGGTCTGGCCCAGAACTTCCAAGTAAACTTGAGTTCATCAGCCTTCTTAGGGTCCATCTTGGTCAAGATGCTGACAACATCATGCCCCATTTCTCTGAGGTCATCAGCATGGATGGGTAGACCGTTCTTACCGGGCATCCTCATCCTTCTCAGGAGCCTTCATATTCAACAAGGCGAGAAGTTCATCAATAGCCCCTGTGTCTTCATTCGCTTCTTCAGGGTCAACTTCCTCAACCTTGATGGTCGGGTTCCACCCAGCCTTACTACGAAGAAAGAGTTCAGCAGCCTTCATGTCTCCATCAAGAGCCTTGTTTACTACAACAGCCCCTACCCGCTCATGGACATCAGATCGGGCTTCAGCAATGTCATTCCTATAGACCTTATACAGAGACGGCATGGAAGTCGGGGCACCATCAAATCTCTGAATATCGTCAAGGATGACCTTCATCGACACCCCAGCCTTGATCTTACGCCGAATCTCTTCAGCGATAATCAGCCTATGCCTGAGTGGTTGGGGGAATGTGGTCAACATTGTCTCGTCCTACAACAAGGAGAAATACTAATGATTAGGTTATCGAAAAGGATAAGATATTGCTTTTACGACAATAATCTCGTCTTTCTTTACTGAATAGGGTAAGGGCTTATGCGTCCACTTCAATCTCTACAGCTATGGTGTGGAAGTTCGACGTAAGCCCTATGTGTGATAATATAGCAACAGTTTTGGATTTGTCAAGGGGGTCTATTTCTTGTCTACTTAGACAGAATCATAAGGAACCATCATTAGGAACTCGATAAGTCATAAACCATATACAGAGATATAAAATCATACAATCGTCATTAGAACCTAATGTGATAGTTCCTTATGAATAGAGAGGATAAGGAGTATGTAGGAAAGTTTCTCTTGTTGTCAAGTGAGGCAAATTGTCGCACCTTAGATATTTATTTTTGACTGTGGTATTTTTGCAACACTATAGTCTCTCTATCTAGATAGTTTTGCCATACTATAGTATTTCTACTTATGGGTGGAATAAATTTTTGTAGCAGAAAAACCGAAGGTTACAGGCGGAGGGAACCGGAGCCGAGAGAAATAATACCCGCCCCGAATGCCCCCCTCCTCGCACTGTGACATATTGTCGCACCTATCAAATTTTGTTCAGACATCTGGCGATGTCCGTCTTGGCCTCCGAGGTGCCTGTGACACAATGTCGCACCTAGTAAAATTTTGGTCTTGGCCTCCGAGGGGCTTACCGACCCCAAGCGAATCAGTCGCGCATAATCCCAAGGGACCCTGGGCCGATGTCAAGCCCCTTGACACGATTTTTTGATCCGAGGGGATGATTCTTTTTGAATAGGCCAAAATTGTCTTGACATTTGAATAATTTAAAAGGCAGAGAGGTGATTCGCCAACCCCCTAAGCAACTGACAAACAACCGACAACCGGACCAACCGACAAGAATTGAACGACTGTTCATTTAACCAACCGGTTGAATGTTAATCGGATTCACATTGCCAACCGAACAAAGAAAAACCCCCACCGACTCCGCTAGGGAAACCGATAGGGGCTGGGACGCGATAGGAGCGCCGTGTAGCGGCCTTGTCTCTGGCCTATGGGGTGAGGTGCAGGAAAGCGACTAGCAGCCCTACAAAGCCCACAAAGCCCGCACAGTCGAACAAGAAACGACGATCCATCAGATTGACTCCACGTTGACGACGACAACCGGCAACCCCGCCTTGGCAAGGCTTTCCTGATAGGCTTGTGCCTCTGGCAATGTCATGCAAGGGCCAAAGGGTTGAAGGTGGAAGGGTTGAACCTTGGCAAGGCGGTATGTCGCGCGCATTCACTTGACTCCCTTGATAAGGCCATCGGCCATTGTGACTTGCGCGAAAAATCCACGACCAAGCCCCGTGATGTGGGGCCGGTTGGCAACCGTCAGAACCCCGTTAGGCCGATACTCTGGACCAAAGAGGCTTGTTTCCAGATAGCGCAAGGGCTTTCCGACACTCTCTTTCAGGGCTTTCTTTGAAGGGTAGCGAACAACCATTGTCATTTGAGTTGACTCCTCTTTTCAGTGTTTGGGATAGGACACGTTGGCGATAGACGGATTCCAGCAAGCGCGACAAGCGCCACAGGCATTGCCTTGTTGTCTAGCAGGGCAGGCATGGCCGAAAGCCTCTTTCCCTTCAAGGTGAACGGTTGACGTATTGGGGAAGGTCAGGGGCTTGTCGCCTACCATAGGGCTTGAAACCCGCACCACAAGGTTGACTGGAAACCCCAACCCCTCTTTGAGATAGGCTTGAACGATTCCAACTTCACGGGTTGGAAGCCAGTGCGAGATTGAGGGCGTGGCCTTGGCAACCTCAACAATGGCTTTCAGTTGAGCCAGAGAGTCCAAGTCGCCGCTATCAAACCATCTATGAAAGGCTTCCCCTGATTTGTTGGCGTGGTGCAGGATTTGGAAAGCGCAAGCCTTGACCCATTGGCCGGGGTTTGTGGCTATCCATTTCCGCGCTTCTTCAAAATTCCGGACCCAACCCTTGTGAACGCTAGGCCGCATGGACTGAATCCGGCGCGCGTAGCATTTTGAGCAAATCGATCCTTCAACCTTGGCAAGCCTTGAACCGACATGGCAGGCGAAAGAATCTTGCGCGAAGGTTGAACCGGGCATTTTTGAGTTGCGAACCGATATGGCCGCGACCTCTTTCGCTTGTGCTAGGTTCATTTGCCCGACTCCTCTTTCTTCACGGTGGACACGACAAACCCTTGCACAAAATCGGCTTCGGATTTGAGGCTTTGCCCGTAGGCTTCAACCGATGCCACAAGGGCTTTCCGGATGTCATCTTTCCGAAAGTCTGAAACCTCTTTGCCGTCGATGAGGTTGATGAGGGCGCGGATGTCAAAGAGGCTTGCGCGAAGGGCGATAAGGTCAGAGTCAAGGTTGGTGTGTGCGTATTGCATGGTCGGGTTCCTTTTGGGTTGGGGTTCAAGCAGCGTTGAAGGTATCAAGGCGGGTCTCGGCCAATTCTAGCCAATTAACGCGCGCAAGGGCGGTGTGCATCAAGTCAAAGGCAAAGCGCCCTTCAACCGAGGTTTCATCAAAGCCTGCTAGC